TCCCTTTAAACCGAATTCTTCTATGTGTTTTGGAAGCATTTTCAGACCTTTCAAAATAGGAACTCTCGAAAAAGCTTCTTGTAAAAAGTTTCGTTTTCGTAATGCTTTATTACCTTGTTCAACTTCTTTTGGTAATGATCTGGTTACATTTAAAACATTTTTAGCCGCTTCTGCTTGTGTTCTTTGAACAAGAGCGGTGGATACAGCTTGGTTCTTATATGCTTTTGCTATTTCCTTATTTAGTGTTTGAATCTTTGATTCAACATTAATTTTTTCATTTTGGTTATCCAGAACTTGTTGAGAATAATTGTTAAATTGTTTCTCAAGATCTACAAATTGTTTAGTATTTTTAAGACCTTTATTTTCTAAGTCTAATAACTTTTCAAAAGTTTCTACTTGATTCTCTTTAGCTTCCAAATAATCTGATTCTAATTGATCAGATTCTTTCGTAAGAGATCTAAATTGATCCTGCTGTTGACCTAATAGATCAACCTGCTTTTGTTGTAATTTAGTTAATTTCTCATAAGTAGTCTGATAGGATCTTGATAATTTATTAGATTCTGCTTCAAGTTGATTAATTAATCTTTTTGTATCCTTTCTCTTGATAAGTTCTTTCCCTATTTTTGATGAAATATCTAAAGACTTGGAAATTAATTTATTTAATTCCGTAGTCTTTTTCATCGTGTCAATAGTACTAGAATTATATATATGTGCTTGCTTATTCCATTCTCTATATTGATCATTAATATTTAATAGATTGGCCTGGATGCTTTGGAGTTCATCTATGGTTTGATTCTGATTAGGGGGTTGATTTGTAGCCATATAATATAAATATCAAAGCCGGGGCTATTTTTTCCCGGCTTTTGTAACATATGCTTCTGATTTTGATCGTTTTTTAGGAGGAACTCTCTTTGAAAGATCCGTTGTACTGGTTAATATCTTGTTTTTCTTATCTATTTCATCTGCAAGTTTCTGATTTTCATCAGATATCTTCATTATATAATACTTTCTGAGATAAGTCGGCATTTCGTAAGCATCCGTAAAAGTATAAGCTCCTTTGGATTCTCTAACTAAAAAATCGATCTCATCATATAATATTTTTTTATAGGAGATATGGAGATCGAAAAAAGGTAGTATTTATTGGTAACGGAAGGCCCTCCAATACCTCGCCGTTTTCTAAGATATAATCGAATTTAAAATCTATACCAGGGGAATTTTCATACATATTTTTACCCAATTCAACTGAATCCATCGTTATCAATCCATTATTTACAAAGTCTCTAATTGCGGCGGTAGATCTATCTCCATTTACGGCTACAATTTTATGATACCAATGTATAGAAGCTTCTTTGGTGTTTTCTTCATTATAATGCTTTTTCATTGCCGCAATTTCTGTAGCAATCGATTCCTCATCTTTATGAGTTAATAATTTATAAGTTATATTTACACCTGTTATAGGTAACACAAATTCAAATTCATTCTTGCCAGGTTGAATAGATGATTCATTAAATGACTTATCTTTAATCGTAGTAAGATCTACTTTTATTTGCTTTGGTTTATATTCTCCTGGTAAAAGATAATTTAAATCATAATACTTACCAAACATAAGTATTCTAGAAGCTACAAATATAGCATTTTTATCACCAACAATGATATCGTCATAATTTATCTTAGATACGATCAGCGATTTAATCAAACGAGTCATCGTAGTTCCTTCTTCTTTGAAAGAATCATTCGCTAAAATATCTTCTTGTGCGGCTCCGCCGAACATCATTTCTATTGTACCAGAACTTAATGGATTGTCTTTCGCGTATATAAGACCTTTTGAAGGAAGAGGAATAACCTGTGTGGGTTTTTGATAAGCCATAACTTAATTATTTGTGTATATAAATATCATATAATAGAAAAACCTCCGGGTCTAAGCGGAGGTTTCTGATTCCGAAGGTAGCTCAGAATTACGAGTTCTGATACAATTTTTATAGTTCAAATCTATGATCCTTAATACGTTCTGCAACTTCGGCAGGCTTTTTGCCTTTCTTATGAGCTTTCGCTATATAAGGCATATATTTTTCTTTGATTTTCTTTCCATGACTTTCATCTTTACAATATTTACCAAGAGCTTTGACTACCTTATCACCAAATATATTGGCTTTTTCAGCATCTTCTTGCAAGATAGCATCTCTTGCATCTTTCATTTCAGCAATAACTTTGGTTGCTTCATGTAAATGTTTAGCTAATTTTCCTGAAAGTTTTTCAAGTTTCTTGTCTTTATTAGCTTCTGCAAATTCATTTAATGAATTAACATCTTCAGACAATCCTTGAAGAGTTGCGAATACTTCAGATACTTTGGGAGCAATTTCTTCTTCGTTAAGTTCTCCTTCTTCCGATGAACCTTCTTCTAATTCACCAGGCTTTACGAATTTTACATCATCTCCATTTTTAGTAGCATCTTTAGCTTTCTGCTTATTTTCTTCAGATGCTGAATCTGAAGTTCCATCCGGAGACGGAATCGTTAATTCTTCTTTAAGGATCTCTTTATAACATTCTCTTACTAGGTCTTTAAATTTTTTCATTAGTTTGTTAAATTAGAAATTCAAGACGCAATAATCCATTTTCAAAATAATAGGTATCATCAAAGCTTGATCACCTGCAGACCAATCCAATTCGCCAAAAGCAGCATCTTTCACCCAAGATCCTATCATTTTCCATTCTCCGATTATATCTCCAACTGGTCCAACCAGTTCAAGTGTAATATCTTTTTTATAGAAATCAGAATAACCAGCACGTCCTGTAACAGATTCATAACAAAGACGAGCCCATTCCATTACAGCTTGTTGTCCTGAAGGTGTAATAGGATCGTATAATTCCATTGTTACATCCTGCCATTCTCTTTTACCAGCTACGAAGAAATAAGTATTGATATGATCAATTTTGATTTCTGCATCAGTAAAGTGGGGAGAAGTGACTTTTTTAATAATGTAGGATGGAATTCCATCAATATACATGTAGAAACGGTTAGCTACCTTTGGTTGAAAAGCAGTAAACATAATTTCGTTAGGGTCCAGAATCGACATTGATATTTAATTAGTTATATTATTAATTATTGTGAAACAACTGTACCATTAGAAATAAGAGTTCCTGTTGGGTTTATTGTAAAATTCAATACGATATATTCCGCAGTTTTAGTTGGCCATACTCTTATTTCGCCGACTAATTCATTCTGATCGATAACATCAGCAGTATTATTAGTTTCATCCATTATTACCTGGATAGCATAAACACCTTGTTTAGATTGGACAAAAGAGAAATAAGGTCTTACAGCGTTTAAGAATTTATTTCTTGTTTGAGTAGTATTACCTTCAAATACAAGATATTTTGCAACAGATGCTGAGAATTTACGAAGATTGATAAGCAATCTACGAACATTGATCCTATTAAGAGCAGTATTTGCACTTTGAAGTGTCTTTTGACCCCATACAGCAATACCAGTTCCTGGGAAATTAGCTATAGGGTTAATTTTAGCCGGATACAGGACATTTCTTTCTTTCTCCGATAGTTTATTAACCAAACCAACAACCCCTGAAATTCCACCTCTATTTAAACCAGCAGGAGCATACCATTCTTGACCGACTGAATCATTGTAAGCAATTACTTGTGGTATAACTACAGAAGGCGGAACAGCCACTTTTTTATTATTAGAGCTATCAATTATTTTAACCCATGAATAATATACTGCTCCATAATTAGAGTCCAACGAAGCTGCACTAGCTTTAGCAGTAGCAATCGTATCATTTTGACCACAAAGATCTGGGATATATATCGCATCTGTTCTACTTTCTACTGTACTAAGACCATATTGAACCACATAAGGATGTAATGTATTAATAACACCCGGCATAACCAACAGATTCATATCATATTGTTCAACATTAGATAATATATCCAAAGCACGAATATAAGAAAGAGTTCCTGGTGCAGTAGATGTACTAAGATCAAATCCAAATAAATTACTTGGAGTTATATTAGCACCTGTATTTTTAATAACGGTATAATTCATACCATCCAATCCACCTTGGAAAGGGACAAGGAACTTGTCATCTCCCGCAGGAAGTATAAAATTGGAATTATTACCTTGAGTAGCTTCTTTCGGAATAGGATTAAGATAATTTAGATTATCTGTATTATTATAATTAAATCCAGAATATATCACAGAACTAGCCGTACTGTAAACCATACTAGCTGTAGGCAATGAATATCCTACAAATCCTGTGATTGTTTCATATACAGCCTCAAATCCTGCAGGATATACCTTCGGATCAATAGACCCATTCTTTACAGCATCACTTACCTCTACCCATACATAAGCAGAATTGTTAGGATAATCTCCATAATCAATTACTTTCTGTATATTTGAATCATATTTACTATATTCATCTCCAATTTTTTGGCTTATATAAGAAGAGGCATCATCCGGATCTATTGTAAGATTATTAAATTGATCTACAATAGAGGGGACATTATCTGTATCATTGAAAGATCTCAAAAGAACAGAGAAAGTACTATATACTCCATCTACTGTGCTAGGTGAAATATCAGCAATAGCTAATTTCACGTCAATATTAGAGTCATTTCCAGGAGATATATGATGAAATCTGAATAATCTTACACCACCTTCTGAAATGATCCACGGGGTTATAGCCTCACTATATCCACCTTGATTTGAACTTGTAAAAGTACAAGGGGCACTACTCAAAATAAGAGTAGCCTGATCAGAATAAGAAGAAGTACCTATAGCAACAGAAGCAGATAAATAATTATTGAATAACAAATAAGGAAATGCCGATCCTGTTTTAAAAGAAGGACTATTACCAAATATCTTTGTGATATAATTGTTATTTGTAGGATTCAAAGAAGAAGATGCCTGATAATTGACCGAGCTTCCACTTACATATAAATTAAAACTATTCAAACTACCCGTAGCAAGTGTTGCCGAAAGTTCCGCTGCACCATCATTTGCGTTAATACTTGGATGTAAAACCGATAAAACAGAGCTTCCACTGACAAAAGCTGCCAATTTCCTAGAAGTTCCGTCAAAACCCCATCCCCCATCTCCTAAAATTCTTACAATTGTTGCTACAGGTGCAGATTTTAGATAATTTCTTACAGCATAAGGTATATAACTAGTTGGAGTTTCCTGGCCGAATTGAGCAGTAAAATCAGAAAAGGAATACACTGGTGTTGGTACATATGCAGGTCCCTTTAAAGTTGGTCCCACAAAGGCAGCACCAATTTGAGAAATACCCGATGCTACACCAGATAAATCTGTTTCTTGTGTAAAAACGCCAGGTGATAGAAGTCTTCCAGCCATTTATAGAAGTTTATTGGTAATTAATTGATCTTTATACAATAATAAATATCAATAAATATCGAGAAAAATGATTTTTCATATTAGGTTATTTCACCCGTAGAAAGATCTACTTTAACTGACCCATATTTATTTGATAATGTTGAAGATAAAACTGATTCTTCTTCTAATATCTTATAATAAGTAGACAAATAGTTTTCTTTTGTAGATTTCAATTCATCAAGTTTCTTCTCTAATTGATCAATTTGTATTACAATTGATCCTATTTCGGGAAGAATTTTATCATAACCATCTTTTATTTGAACGATTTTATCTAATTCTTCTTGTGATAACTTGTTACTCATAACTATTTATGTATTAAGACTTTATAACGGAATTATTATTTACATTATCTATCGGAGCAGTTTTAGATGCTCCATAATAAAAACCTGCTACAGCAGAGAATGCTCCACCGAAAACGAATCCAATAGCAGCATACATTATATCTTTGTTCTCAGGAGGTACTGGCTTTATTGTTAGCAAATACAAAAGAATAAAAACTCCTAATGTAATTATCACAGCCAAAATATTACGTATTTCTACATTTACTATTTTTTTAAAAAATTCAGTCATAAAAAATAATTTAGTTTGGTTACTATTATAAATATCAATTACTAATGATATTAATTCTATAACTTCTTGGTATAATCAAATAATTTTTAATAATATCAATTGTTTCAGCAAATCCTATATTAGGGTGTACTGCATCTCTCGTATTTCCATAATAATCTAAAGAAGTATAGGTAGGTCCTGGAATACCTTGTTTATATAACATACCGGTAGTTGTAGGTATGAAAAATGTACTATCTTGTAGACCTATTAATGGAATAGAAGGCACAAATCTTGTAGCAGCTGTATCCCATACTATTGTACTTCCAGGATTATTTATGAATTTATTACATCCTTGATTTAAGGTTCCAAAATTACAAGCAGTCCAAACTGTATCAGTAGGTCCTACTAAATAACAATTTTTTACAAAAAGTGAATCATGATCATAGAAATCAAATCCTGGTACATATGGATCATTTCCAATCCCAAGACCTTGATGACGTAATGTAATAAACCAAACTTCTGGAACTGTTCGCGCTCTAATATATGGTGATAATGAAGATGTATCTCCTGGATGTGATTGACATTCTAAAAATGGATATTTTCTCGAACTATCACTTATACAATTATAAACTCTACTTCTTCCATTATATCCTGTACTCCATAATGAAAATAAATTAAACATAGACGGAATATCAGCTGCACCCCAATTTCGAACGCAGTTACCAAAATTATTTGTGCCAAACCAACAGTTGTAAACTTCGAAATAAGACATTCTTAAAAATAACATAGCAGCATGACCTCTTGGATTAGGAACATTCATACCAAAATTCCAAAGACTATCATGATGTATATATATTCCATATACATTATATGCAAAAATGTATGTTGGTGGATTTGATAAAGCTGAATAATCTCCAAATTTATCATGATCTATTTCAACATTTATCCATGTCTGATTTTTAGCCAAAGCTCCGATGTAAATAGCTGTATTACCTGAATTTGCTCCAACTAAAGAATCAAAAGTACAATAACTCCATCTCCATTTATAAAAACAATTTATTGTATCTCCAGTAAAATTTGGAAGAGTTGCGAATGATCTAGGACTTGATGGGAAAAATCCATTCATTCCTCTAAATGTGCAATGATCAATCCAAATATGTTGTGAATATCCCAAATTGGCATAAGAAGTAAAAGCAACATCTATATTATCATTCATAGTCCAATTATATATATGAACCCAAAATGATGAATCTATGCTATTTGCTCCCAATGGTGATGATGTGTTAGGAGTTATAAATGATCCATTTTGCCAAACTATAGTTATATATTTACCTTCGGATCTAGTACCAATACGATCTATTGTAAAACTTCTATATCCTCCTGATCTAACTGGAATAAATACTGTATCTCCTCCCATTAAAGATACTCCAAATGTTGTATTATTAATTAATATATTAGAATTTGTTGAGGGCCAAGTAAAATTCATCGGTGATCTTGTAGAAGAATTAACAGTAACTTGAACCGTAGCAGTTCCAGTTAATGAAGTATTATCAGTTACAGTTATTTTAAATACATAAGTTCCCTGAATAAGTCCAGCAACCCCAGTAGTTAATAAATTCGGAGATGTTATACTAGCATTATTTGGTCCACTAACTTGACTCCAAACTATATTTGATGCTGTATTTCCGCATTGATATGTAACACTTGCAGAAATAGATGATGAACTTGTCGGTAAAGTTATTGTTTGATTAGATCCTGGTGTAACAATTGGATTACATGTAGGTCCAACTAGTGTAGTATCGCCCTGTGCAAGCATCCAAGTAAATATATTTTGACCGGTACGATAGGTTCCCTGCGTATTTGGTGCTGGTCCTGTACCAATATTAGGTCCTATAACTGGAATAGTGCTCCAATTTGTTACAGATGGATCATACATAGAATTCCAACAGCAATGTGATCCCCCTCCAAGAGTTTCCCAAGCAAAATAAGCGGATCCTGGAACTGTATCATTCATAGGTTGTGACCAAAGATAACCATTTCGGAAATTATCCGAGCCATTACCTTCTAAATAAAAATACTTACCACCATATTTAGCTGCCCATACTTTATAAGCACCTTGTCGTCTATCCCATGAATTAATAGCTGGATTTGGAGTACCTTCGAGAGCTACAAGAGAAGTCATGCGACTCATACCATCTTCTGTTCCAGCAGATTTTTCAAAACATACTAAAGCTCCCCAAGTAAATGCTCCTTCCGATAATCCGGCAAAGTGTCTACCTCTCGCTTTAATATGATAGAATTTTATTAATGTATCTACTATATTAAGAACATCTGCTGCATATGTATTTACAGAATTAGTATAACACACAGTAATTAATAAAGGATAGTGTCTACCATTACCCAATTGTATACCTCCATCCCATCCATTTTTTAACCAAAAATGAGGACCATATACAGTCAATTTACTTGTATCAGTAGTACCTAATTCACCCTGACCTGGCATTGTAATAATAGCCGGACGAGATGCTGTATCTGGGTGGCCTGCAGTAAAATAATTACGAGGACGAGTAATTCTTATATTCCATATATTAGTAGGCCCAAATGGCGCATTGAAAATCGAAATAGTGGTATCATAGGTAATCATGTCATGAGTCTCCGACTGACTGAATCCTATGATAGGTAAAAACAGTAAAAGAAAAAATAATTTCTTAATCATTTGAAATATTCTATTCTAAATCCTTTAAAAGTATTATTCCATATAATAATCTCATTTGGATGCCATTCAATATCGCCTCTACTTTTAATATGGAAATAAACGACTCCTTTTTCATATTGTGGATTATGCTTACTGGTTTCCCAATTATCCCAAGATATATAATGAAATTTACTAGTTCTTGATTTACCTAACCAATTCCAAGTTCTATAAATCATACGAACAGATGTATCCAATTTGAAAGATACACTAATAGTATCTCTTTTGGAAGAAATACTATTCAATGCCGGTCCTTTATTATCTTTTTTAGAAGATGTATCTAAACGATATAAAGATTGAAATCTATAGTTACTTTCTAATGTCCAGGAATTATTAGGAACTTGGGCTATACTTTTAAAAGATAAAAAAATTATTAAAATTAATATATATTTCATAACTATTAATGTTTTGTAATTTTGATATAAGACAGAAGAGCAACTTGTTCTCCGCTTGTTAATTTACCAATATAGAATGTAAAGTTACCACCTGCATCTGGTGTTATAGCAGTCCATGTAGCTTTACTACTAGTATTTGCATTTCCATTAAAATTCTTAGCGGTTTGCAAAACTGATCCTCTTACATTATAATTGCCTACAGCTGCAAGTGAGAAATGAGTAGTACCTGATAATTCTATATCATATGTAGTACCATCTGTTTTTAATCCACCAACTACAAATTGAGCATTAGTAGTTTGATATAAATTGCTTGTAAATACAGCTTCTTTCATGACTCCACTATTTGCCGGATCTGGTATAGTAGCATTAGTTACACCATTATTTACACCTATGCAACCTGCCGGGCTTCCAAACGTTCCCCAATTTGAATTAGAAGTAGATACTGTCGTAAATGTAATAGTAGTATTTGGTATTGTTCCAGAAATAATATGTTTACTAGGATCTCCTTGAACAATTGTCCAACCTGCTACGTTATTAGCAGCAGTTGTATCGAATTGAAATTTAACTGAATCTGGAGTACTTGCCGCTCCTGATGTGGTACCATTTACTGTAACATTTTTAGTTGTTGCACCTCCTCCACTATTTCCAATATTTCCTGAATACGTTCCTGGGATAGTATTTGTGTCAGATAGAGCTACATATATCGTTTGAGATATAGACCCTGAGACAGGAACCACTGTTTGTTGGAATGCAAATGAACTATTATCTTTAGATACTTTATATCCAGCAGGAGATTGAACAGTTATATTACCCGTCAAGGCAGTACCTGTAAGCGAATATGATTGAGAACCTCCCAATGAACCAGTTATGGAAGTAAATCCTGTTAAACTTGTTGGATTAACGATTAAAGTAGGAACAGCTGTTACTGTAGCAGAATAAGCAACATCAGCTGTAGCGGAGCCGCTAGATCCATGTATATTACCAGAATAAGATCCGGCAGAAGTAGCAGCCGCTACTCTAACATAAACGGTTCCTGAAGGATTGGATCCAAGAAATGTAATTGTATCAGTCCATGTTGAGTTATCTTTACTAATTTCCATTCCAGAACCAGTTTTCCATCCAACAGCCGCACTTAAATTACCACTAACAAAATTAAAGGATTGAGATGCAGATGCTGTTCCTGTACTTGTTAAAAAAGCAGATAATGTATTTAATGAGTGTATATATGGCCCTGGGTTTATCTCTGTTATACTAGAGGTAGGTTGAATTATTTGTGCCGAAGCAGAAATAGAAATTATACTAAATAAATATATTAATATTGTTTTCATATTATCGATTTAAAGAGAATAATCAATGTTAATAACAACAATTGACGAAGTGTTTAAGGTTCCCGAATTAAAATCAAATGTTGCCTGAGTTGCAGAACTAGTAATACTAGCTGTACCAGCCATATATCCGCCTGCTCCATTTATATTAACATTTTCAACCCCAAAACCAATACCACTTTGCGTTGTAACACTGGTAGCAATTGGAAGACTAAACGTTATTCTACTGGACGTATTCGTTGCAGAAGTTTGTATTATTACACTTATACGAGCGTGTACAATGTTACCAACTTGTATATAATTTGCACTACTTAACGAAATACTAGCTATATTAGTTGTTCCTGTCAAAGTTGGTGTGAAACTACCAGAGGTTCCTCCTCCAGGAGAAACCTGCCATGAAGCATTACCATTAGCATCAGAAGTAAGAACTTTAAGATTTCCCTGTGTTCCATCAACTATGGATATACCACCACCAAAATAAGATTTACCGGTAGCCACTTTTAATGCCCAAGGACTTGGTATAGTTACATTAGTTCCAGCAGTAGGAGCCCCAGCAATATACAAAGTAGATGCATTTGTGAATGTTACACCAGTATTAACTGCTGACATTAAAATATTACTTAAACCAACTAATGCCACATCTGCCCTAGTTCCACCACTACCAGTAAATCCAGCATCACTCACAGCTGGAGATATATTAATTGCAGAACCAAGAGTGCCATTAAATTGAACTGTTCCATTAGAAATTATTGATGTTGAAGCTAAATTAGCCAACCCGTTATTTAAATTAAGACCTCCAAGTGTTAATGTACTTGTTGTAGCCAAATCTTGAGGTATTGTTAAAGTTAAATTACCCGTTTGATTAGCTCCAGACGTTCCATTAACAAGAACTTGATTAGCTGTACCTTTAACTGCATAAGTGATACCACTCAAACCAGTACCAGCACCATTTGTGGGAAGTAATGTTCCAGACGTGGGTAATGTTACGTTAGTATTACCAGTAAGAGTTAATGTAGCGTTAAAAGCTCCCGAAGTTGCAAAATTACCACCCAACGTTATTGTCTTGGTAGCATTATTTACACCAGTACCACCGTGATCAGGTGGTACTATACCTGAAAGTCTAGAAACATCAACAGATGATCCGGACATCATAACGCTATCTATACCACAGGATGGACATATACCAGTACTAGTTATAACCCATTCATAAGTATTTGTGTGTGAAGGAGCATTATTGTGAATAACTTCACCAGCAAAATATAATCCGGTTGTAGGAGCTGATGCTGCGTAAATATCTTGATTAGATACAGCAACAACTACCCACGTATTTAATAGATCACTTCTTTTTAGTATAGCCGACTGTTTATCACGTAAGATAACCATTCTACTAACACCAAATTTATTAACATCAATATTACCACCAACACCATTTAACATAACGACACCACTATTACCTGCCTGATCATTAGCACGAATAGATATAAATTCACCTGGCCCGGCATTACTATTGATTGTGCTAATATAAGCTGAAGAAGTGGTAGTAGTGTTAACCACAATATCTTTGAAATAGTTTGCTGTAATAGCATTACTGGATACACTTAACGTTTGACCAGCAGATGAACTGGTAACAGATCCATTTGTTTGAAAACTATTTCCCCAAATATCAAATCCACCAGCAGTACCTGAAGGAGAAGTGTACCATTTATTAACTACACTATATACAAAATTACCTGCAAATATTCCATGACTCAAATCATCTCCTATAATATAAGCATTCGTACCAACACCTACATTTTTCCAAGTATTCCAAAAAAAGTTTATAGTACTACGATTAGTCAGATGTACGCCAATGGAATCATTTTCAAACCAACCAGATATTACTGACACACCTTGTGCATTTGATGTCCGCATTATATCATGATATGCCTGTACTGTTGGTCGATCAAATACAACAGCACCTTGTATCTGATCATTACTCGTTCCTAAAGAATTTAATTCAACTGCACAAGTATTTAAGTTAGTAGACCCTGCACCATAAGCTTCTAAATTACGAAAAGTTGTTTGACCTAACTGTCCTGACACATATACCGCTCTTGCAGTTGTATCAGCAGTATTGTATACCCTAACATCCTCAAAAGTAAGGAATTGGTTAGCTAGATCTCCAGAACCATCAGACGCGATTAAATTAATAGCACGTCCTGAACAGTTCTGAATTTGAACATTGTTCATTCTAAAATGCCATACGCCGCCATTGAAAGGTGAACTTACAGATCCAACAGCTGTAAAATTAAAACAACCTTGACCTACATATCCAGAATTCATTATAACTTGTAAGTCACTAATACCCCACTGATCAACAGGACCCGGAACTATACCAAAAATATACTTCCTAGAACTGTTATTTGGTGCAATCCTAACTCGAACATTATCTCCTTGTATAATAACACCTGTTTTGATAGTGATACTATCTACCATGATGTTTTTATTACCACTGATACCTTCATCAATTATCACCTTTCTGGATAATGCTCCGGTAGTGGCAGCATAATCAATTACAGACTGTAATTGAGCGGTCATATCGGTAGAACCATCACCTAGAACCTTGAACCATATACTATGAATAGGTCCTGTAAATTCTCTTTTAAATCGATGGCCAGCCGCATCAACTATACATGTACCTAAATTATCTGTAGTAGTATTATCAGAAGCATCATATACGTATTTTCCACTAATATATTGGTCTTTTATAAAATAAGCTTTATTTGCAGATGGAGTAGCTACCAAAGCTCTAAGTTCGGAAACATAAATACCTACAACTGTTCTTCCATATAATCCAACAGTATCCAAGTTAACCTTAAAGTTAATACTATCTCTATTAGTTTCAGTAGTAACATTTAGTAATCCAGCAGCACTTGCACTTATACCTTTGAATAACATAGAGTCCTTGGTAAAATTAAATAGTACCATCTGATTACCATGACCATACCATCCAACATAAATAGTTGAATCAATACGTTTTTTATCATTTGCAGTCAACGATCCAGCATTATTATGATCGGCTCCAGTTAATACAATGGAATTACTATTAGATATCTTAATGGTATCGGCTGATGATGATTGTGATAAAGATAATGATTGAGTTCCTCCTATTGTAGAAAAAGGAGTTACCCACACTTTCCCGCTATTATCTCTTAACATAAAACTATCAGTAGATAATGGAGATGCTTTGTTAGGTAAACCGGTGATACTAAAATCAAATCCAGTCGTACCTAATGTAGTATTTCGTAATAAATTACCACCAAAATAAAGACTATCACCATGAGATCCTGTTAATCCATTTACAGGATATACATTGAATGTACCCGATAATAATGTCCATCTATGACCTCCGGTTATAACAGTGTCTCTTTTGTATATATCACCAGTTGATCTGATTTGAATAAAAGCTCCTAAACTATCTAAACCTCCATTTAAACCATTCGTAGTATCGTTTACTACAGGTATATAAATGTTTAATTGTGCTCTCAATCTAGCATCGGAAACAGTTACACCAGGTCCACTTCTTAATGCAATAGAAGGAATTTTATTTTGTGCTTTTGCAAAAAAAATTGAAAAAAGCGGAATAAGAAATATTAATAATCGTTTCATATATAAAGAATTTGAAAATATGAATCCTGACTGAAGGTTGTATTATTTATATCAATTCTACCTTGAGAAGAGGTAAAACTGAACCAGGAAGCTAATGATCTTGAAATAGGAGCCATTATAAATCCTTCTTGACTAAACTGTAAAATACTAGAACTAACTAATAAAGAACTACTGAAAATTGTTGATCCAGAGGAAGGAGTAAATGATTGACCATCACCTATAACAAAATTTATAACTTTAGTAAAATTTCCAGCACTACCAGTATTAACCCATTGGAATCCTGATTGCGTCTTTATCAATGTTTGATTCAACGATCCTGTAGAACCAATTGAATCATATATCGATTTGCTAATATAAATATCTCCAAATACTTGTAAAACGGCATTATTGGATCCTGTATTTCTTCCTATTAATATAGAACTACCTGATTGATATATACTACTTGTTGTTAATATATTTGATCCACTAAATACTGCTAAATAATTAGATAAACCCCGTAATGAAGATGATGGTAAATAATTACTTTCACTTGCAAACACATTATTTATTATGGTATTAAAAGATGAAGAATCAACTATATAAGATGCTGTAAATGAATTGAAAGTTCCTGTAATAACATATGATCCGGTAAGAGTTGATAAAGATCCAGAAATGGTCTTGATTCTTGTGTCAAATGAACCGGAATCTATGATATAAGAAGATGTAAATGTATTAAATGATTGTGTTAATAAATTAAATGAAGAAGTTAATGTATATTTACTTTCTGAAGCAAATATATTAGCAATCTGAATATTCGTGGATGAAGTATATGCCTGGAATATACCATTTGTAACAAATCCATTTGAGCCAGTAGATGATCCTGATAGATCAGACCATTTTATTCCTCCTATTATCGAAGAAATTACTTGCCCATTTGATCCAGTATTACCAAATGAATCATATAAATATTGTCCTACATGAAGAGAACTGGTATTTAGGTAAAGATCTTTATTAAATTCAATTGATTCGGAATAATAAGTAGCTACATCATTTCTACTCATTGAACTAAATCCATTTCCTATTATAAATAATGAATTAGCATTTATCTTATTAAACCTACCTATCACTAATTGATATGAACCTGTTGAAATAGTACCAAGACCTTCAGTATGTGATCCAAACCCATAGGATATACTTCCGGAACCTTCAGCATGAGAATAATCACCATAAGCAGTATTTCCTGTTCCTTCAGAATGTGCTCCTACCCCATTAATAGCATTATTAGAACCCTCAGCATGACCTATATATGAATTTACAGTATTGTTAAAACCGTGGGCAAAGGATCCTGATCCATATAAAATATTATTAAATCCAAAAGCTACCGTATTAGTAACAGACGGAGTAAAGTTAGTTGGTTGTATAATTGCACCAGATATAGATATAATAGAATTACCTAGTTGATTTATTAGACTCGATGTTAAACTATGAGGAGTATTAAACAATGCTATTTGTCCTGAACTACCGCTTATGAAATTATTAAATGAAGATGTAAGTAAATAATTACTCTCAGAAGCATATACATTATTTATTTTAACATCTGTAGAGGATGAATAAGTAAGAAAACTAGAGCTAAATATATTAAATGATGCGGTTGATAAATAATTAGATTCAGAAGCAAATATGTTATTTATTCTATTACTGAATGACGAAGAATCTATATTATAAACAGATTGAGACACAACCTGCATATTAACAATATTACCATTATTGTCAACACCAAGAACGGCACTAGAAGTATTGGCATAAAAAGATAATACTATGCTGCCCGTTTTATTAACAACAAAAGCGTTAGATAATGATCCTGTTGAACTTCCATTACCTATTATAAAAATCGGATCACCTCCAATCCATGAAGATTGATTAGACGAAGCAATTGGATCATTAAATCTACCCAATACAACGGCATATGCTGCAGATGCTGATAAATTTATACCACCTAAAGTAACAGATCCGACTCCTGGAGTGATATTACTTTGACCTCCTACGACTACTGAAGAATTACCAATCGCGCTATTATTAGCACCATCAATAACAACCGCCATATTGTTGGCAAAGTTATTAACACCACCCAATACTATAGCATTTGATCCTGTCGTGCTATTATTTGAATTACCAAAAACGATATTATTATTAGTAAAAAATGCCCCAACTTGAACATTATTTCTTTTAAATATAAGATCCTGAGCATTTGTAGAGCCTAGAAACGATCCAGAAGAAATTGAGTTTCCTGAAAGATTCCATCCACCAGATCCAGTAGAAATCCAAAGTATTCCACCTGGAGCAAAACCTAACATTTGTCCTGCAGATCCAGTTGAATTTGAAGAATCATATATAGATCCAGATATATATATAGAACCAAATAATTGTAATAAACTATTATTTATTGATCCTGTTCTTCCTAATATTATAAAACTACCAGATTGATATATGGAACTCTGTGTTATCGCAGAAGATCCGGTGAATACAGGTAAGTAATTATTATTGCCTATTATAGATGATGTTGGAACATAATTACTTTCGGAAGCAAATACATTTATAATTCTAGTTAAAAATGAACTAGAGTCATTTAGGTAAGACGAACTAAAATTTGAAAATGAAGAAGTGAGCAGATAATTCGACTCAGAAGCGTATACATTGCTTAGACTGTTATTTATCGAAGCTGAGGTGTTAAGATAACTAGCAGTAAAAGGATTATAAGATGATGTTGGAACATAATTACTTTCGCTTGCAAATACATTTGCGATGTTTATTAATATTGAAGCAGAATCTATAAAATACGATGATGTAAATGTGTTGAAAGAACCAGTTAAAACATATCCAGCAATAAATGACGACGTAAGAGC